TATGCTTTTGCTAACATACTTAATAATCTCTAATGGAGTGCCAGAAAAAGGAGTCTTTAAAAGCTTTAGATTATTCACATACATATGCTCTGTGACGCATCTAATGTTATATGTGTTCAATCCGGGCTTGAGTCTCTTATAATTAAATATCTCTGCTATACGCGTGGCTATTGTGAATGATTTCGTTTCCTTGCTAGGTTCCTTTCTCTTGACTTTAATACTAATCTGCTCGTTACCTGATAGCTTAAGTTTCTCCATTAAACTTAATGTATCACCTACAGATAATACAACTTCTAGCCCTGGTGATTCAAGTGATTCATAGACAGAGAAATACGCAACCATATTAGTAATATCATAGAGATAAGGTGTATTTGATTTATTCTTTACGTTATTGGCTTCTATTACTACACCTACAACTTCATATGTTGTGGGAGTAGATGCAACGCCGTCTGGCCCTACTCTATTCTGTGATAGACTACTCATTTAATAAGCTCTCGAAGTTTTCTATGAATCTGCCGATGAAATTAGGGTTAATAACTCTGATTCTACTACGCTCTTCATTTAAATCATTAACATATTGTCTATTAGAAACATAGCTTAACGAGGCGGCAGGTGTGGCAACATCTTCCTGATTAATGAAGGTCATATTAGTATACTCTCTTTGAATACCATCTTCATCTGTAATATAATAGTGATGTGGTGCATCTGCATAGTTAAACACTTCATATGATTCAACAGTGTCTTGTGTGTTTGATCCAATTAAGAACTCGTAGTTATTATTATTTAATGCACCATCGCCTGAATATCTATTTGTATTCTGCATATCTTGAATCACTAATTGGTTCATATCAATGTTTTTCTTAGTGAGTGTACCAATTGCGCCTGATACAGACCCTGTGATTGTTTCTCCTAATTCATATCTACCAGATAAAGAGTCTCTGAATTCACTAATGGTACCATCTCCTGTTCGCACAATAACCGGCCTTGTAGTAATTGCATACCCATTATAGTGTTCCTTTATATACTCAAATAACTGTTCTTGTGATAATGGCCACACTTTATACCCATCGTGCAGAAATTCATTAATAACAAAGAATGTCCAATAGAAATCAGGTGTACCATATAACCTTTGTGATACGGTATCAGGTCTCTCGCCGTTTTTTACTTCATAGAATTTATACAGAGATGGGTTATCCACAAAATTCTGTAGTGGTCTTACGTTACGGAAGATATTAACCATGCGCATGACTGACCCATCTTTCTTTAGATCATAGTTAATAGTAGGAAATTGTTTGAAAAAACTCATATTTATGCCTCTGATTTACTCTTTGGATAATCAAAATTCTGTTGTACCTTGCTTGGTGGTCTTTCTGAACCACCTTCACCAGGTACGTGATATAGATCATTACGAGTAAGTTGTCTTTGTTCTTGAAAGGATAGACCAATAGTTATGTCTGTAGGTGCACCGTCTTTATGAAACATATTCGCATTATTATTATATGATGCGTTCATACCAGTTAGATATGAATCAAAAATAAACGGCATATATTCATTTACCTTCTTACCTTTCATAAATTTAATACGAAAGAGTGGTGGGTATTTAAGAGCAAATTCACCCTCTCTCTTTGCATACATATACTTTCTAAATGTATGTTCAATAACACGAATGGTCTCTGCTTCTTTTGAATTAGATGCAACTAAATTAAAGTTTAATTCAAATGTACGAATAGACGCACCTTCATATGTAAGTGTTGATTGGTTATTTAATGCAACTCCTGCTTTAACTGTAGATGCAGCTGCCACACTTAAATCATCACCTATACCCATTTTCTGCATGAGAGCAGTACCAATGGCTGTAGCTTCTAAATCAGTGGCTAATTTCTTATTACCTTCTTCGTCTTTTTGCATCATACCTTGCACTGCATTAATTGTGCCTAGGTCTATGTTACCAAAGTTTGCACCATCACCTAGTGAAATACCTGATGGTACATATAAGTGAATTTTAAACACATCAGAGTCAAATTCTTTACCTATGATCTCGAAAGAAACGTGATGCCCACCCTTTGTGACCTCTTCTCCGAGTGTATGTGGAAATGCTATAATTGATGACATAATTTACCCTTATAAATAGTAATACATTTAATATTATATAAGGTTATTTATAATGGCTTACAAAGGAAAATATCAAATAAAGGACACAAAAAAGTACTTAGGTGACCCTACAAAGGTTACATATAGGTCTTTATGGGAACGTCAGGCCTTTAAATGGTGTGAATCAAACCCTCGTGTTAAACGCTGGAACAGTGAAGAGATTGTTGTTCCCTATAAGTGTAAGACAGACAATAAGTTACATAGGTATTATGTTGATTTATTAGTAGAGTTTGATAACAGAGATATTATTCTTGTTGAAATCAAACCTAAGAAAGAGACTATGGCACCTAAGAAGCCCAGTCGCAAGACAAAACGATACATTAATGAGGTTACCACTTATATTAAAAATACATCTAAGTGGACAGCTGCCGATCAATACGCCAAGCATAAAGGTTGGAAGTTCCAAGTGTGGACAGAAGATACTTTAAAGAATCTTGGTATAAAACTACTAAAGAGTTGATATAAATAACTATATGGCTAGTTTATTCGATACACTACAAGCAAATGCATTCAGGTCTGGAGTCCAGGCACGAACAAAAGCATCTAGGAAATGGTTTGAAAAGAACGTAGAGAAGTTAAAGATGCCTTCTCGTAATGCATTATTAAAAGACTCTGCCCTGGATCCTGTTAGTAAACAGATTGCAGGTAATATGTATATGTATTTCTATGATCCAAAGCATAAGAAAACATTACCTTACTATGATAGATTCCCTTTGACTATTATGTTACAGCCAGTAAAAGGTGGGTTCCAGGGGTTAAATTTACACTATCTACAGCCCGACATACGTGCTAAATTCCTTGATGAATTAATGAAGCTAGCGCCAAGTAAGGTAAAGAATAATAGTAGGTTAACCAAGTTAAGATATGACTTGTTACAGTCTACCCGTAAATATAAAGAATTCAGACCATGCTTTAAAACATATCTAACAAGTCAGGTAGCCTCAAGAATGGTTAGGGTACCAATGACCGAATGGGAAATTGCAGTATTCTTACCAACAGAACAGTTTAAGAAATCTGGTAAACAGAATGTTTGGAAAGATTCACTTAAAATTGCGAGACAATCATGAGTAATATAGACGCTTTAAAATCAACAATCGCTAAGAAGGGCGGCCTTGCAAAGGCCAATAGGTTTAATGTTATATTCACACCCCCAACACAAGCACTTCTTAATATTAACCCAGAGGTATTAGTCGGATCTTTGGTTAGTGGTGAAACACCTAGTGTAAAGAATTTAATTGCAGACCCAAGGGATATATCTTTGTTATGTGAACAAGCAACAATACCTTCGCGTTCTATATCAACACTTGATTTTATGGGTGATAAACAAAGTAACAAATTCCCATATGCACATATTGACGGCGATGTGACTATGCACTTTATATTAACGAATGATATGTACATGAAAACAATGTTTGATACCTGGATTTCTTCTATTATAGACGTAGATAATTTTAATTTAGGATATAAAGATGATTTTAGTACAGATATAATCATACAGACTTTAAATAGTAATAACGTACCAACATACGGAGTCAAATTAGAGAAAGCATTCCCTATCGACAGTTCAGTTATTGCATTAAATAATACAGACGGAGAATACCTCCGTTGTACCATTACTTTTGCATATGATAAATATGTAATAGAAGGACCATTAAGTTCAACTGCCTCTGCACTTAAAGCGGCAATACCAAATGGTCTGATATAATATAATTAATGACATGAAATGTTAGGAGAGTAAATTATGGCTTTGCCAATTTTAAATAGCTCAAGGTATGAGGCAACAATTCCAAGTACAGGGCAAACAATTGAATTTCGACCTTTCTTAGTAAAGGAAGAAAAGATTCTTATGGTTGCGATGGAATCAAAGAATAATAAGATGATGATGAAGGCTTTAAAAGATATTTTAAATGCTTGTATTTTTGATGATGTAGAGGTAGACAAGTTAACAAGTTTTGATTTAGAGGAATTATTCCTAAGACTAAGATCAAAATCAGTCGGCGAGACTGTAGATATTAACTTAAAATGTGGAGAGTGTAGTGCAAATACACCTGTACAGATTAACCTTGAAGAGATTCAAATGGGTGAATTACCCAAAGAGAATCATATTATGTTAACCGATTCTATCGGTATGGAATTTAATTATCCTTCTGTTGATTTGGTAGCATCTTTGGAGTTTGATCCAGAGACAACTAAACCAGAGAAACAAATGGATATGACATATAAGATGATTATCAATTGTATTGAAAATATTTTTAGTGATGATGAAGTATGGAATGCAGAGAATCAGACCGAAAAGGAACTCAAAGAGTTTATTGATGGTTTAAATTCTCAACAGTTTGCGAAGATTACTGAGTTTTTCGGAAAGCTTCCTTCACTAGAACATAAGATGGAGTTTACGTGTATATCATGTGGGGCAGAACAGGAGATAGAGCTAAGAGGTCTCTCTAGTTTTTTTACCTAGGCCTTTCGCATGATACTCTAGTTAACTACTATAAAACTAACTTTGCAATGATGCAACACCATAAGTATAGTTTAAGTGAATTAGAAAATATGGTACCATGGGAAAGGGAGATATATGTCGCCCTACTCCAACAATGGATTAAAGAAGAAAATGAGCGTGTTGCAGAACAAAATAGGAAAATGAAAAAATAATGAGTGAAGAAATTAAAAAAGATTACCATCCGGCAGATACTAATGGAGACGGTAAAGTGTCAACAAAAGAAGAAGAACTTTATTTAAAGTTTAAAGAAAAAGAACTAGAAGATCAAGACGCAATGAGAGATGCGCAGCGCAAGATGACATGGTTTGCATTAGGTGGACTATTGTTATATCCATTCGCTGTAGTAGTTGCTTCACTTGCAGGATTAGATGAAGCTCAAAAAACATTGGGTAGTATGGCACCAACATATTTTGTGGCTGTTGCAGGTATTGTAGCTGCCTTCTTTGGTGCTCAAGCATATTCGGGTAAGAAATAATGGATCCGGTTAGTGCATGGGATTCACTATCATATGTTGATGGTGTTTTATTTTCAATTTGGTTAGGTATATTATATTACGGTAAATGTTGGATAGACAACAAATTTAAGGATTAATAAAAATGGCTGACGAAAGTAACAAGATGAAAGGTGGCAATAACAAGCTATCAATGAAACAGGTTGAGGCTGGGTTTGGTGGTAAAGATGCCAAGAAGGCGGCTGAAAAACAAGCTAAAAGTTTAACTGAATTAGTTGAGTCAATGAAAACTCAATCATCTAATGTTACTTCGCAAGTTACTGCTACTGTTGATATGCAGAAATCACTGCAGGGTCTTGAAGGGTTTATGGGAATGAACTCTAAT